GGCTTTCGCCCCACCTCTCTGATGATCTCGCTCGAAAGGAGTGGATCTAAGGAGTCCCTGCCATGGTCAAACGTCACAGACAGACGGATGGAATAGACGTAAAATATTTACCGCCTTTGCCATACACTGTTCGACTCGGAAACGGGTCTAGCAGTGGTGGGATCTGGAATAATTCCAGTTTTGGTGGTCCATTTTACGGTCTTGTCGGTTTTCCTACAGATGCATCCATAATGGATGATATCGTAGGCGACACTGGGTATTTTCACCCAGTTTCCCAAATGTCTATCTCCTCCTCAATCAGAGGAGGTTTGACAATCGACTGGTTTTCCAATCAATCCGAGCATTGGGAAATACCTTCTGAGGAATTTCCAATCCCGGTGAAAGGACCAGACGATCGCATTGTGTATTGGGACCAATGGTTGTCGCCCGTTACACCTGCCATGCTTAGTGGTTGGTCTCTTGATGCTCTAAACAAGTTTCAAGATCAAGTTCCTACAGCGCTTTCTTTACCGAATTCGCTGTACGAGCTAAAGGATATCAAGGGATTAATTCCCAAGATAGACCGTTCATTAAGCAAAACCGCATCTGGCAACTTTCTCGCCTTTGAGTTTGGCGTAAAGCCTCTCATTTCAGACGTGAAAGCTGTAGTCGGAATGATGGACGCTGTCGACAAGAGGATTGAACATCTTCTTGAAGTCAACGGCCGTTCCTCAAATCTCTCGTTTAAGCGTGTTATCGATACAAGTACCGATATCACTGACTTTTCGAGAAATTTGTTGAACCCATATTCCTCTGGAACATGGGCTATCCGATTTGTGCGTAAGAGTGCAAAGGCCACCTTTTTCGTAACTGGTGACCTTTATCAGGATCTAGATGACCTGAAGGACTCTTCGGCTAGGTTAAAGGCCCTTCTTGCCGCCGGTGGATTTAACAGACCAGCAACGGTTATATGGAATGCTATTCCGTATAGTTTCGTTGTCGATTGGTTTTTCTCCGTTGGCAAGTTACTAGATACGATGGCCGTACAGCCCTTTGGTGGGACGTACGATATTTCGAACGTTGGGTGGTCTCTTAAAAGAGAAGCCTTCTGGTTCGCGTATCTAGATATAGGTGATAGCACCCCTTATACCGAAAGGTTCTTGGGTACTGTCACCGTGAAGGGTTATGAGCGACATTTGGGGTATCCAATGACAAGTCTGTTTTTAACAGACGGGTCATTATCTCCGAAGCAGCAGGTGCTTTCTTTGGCGATGCTCGAACAGAGACGTCGCTAGAATCTGCGCTACTGCCAGCCGTAGACATATTCCTTTTCCATATTGGATGAAGGTTTGTGCCTACTAATGTGAGGTGCCAAGGTGCTTAGTAACGATCTAACGCTCAAGGATGCTGACGGAACAGATTCCGTCTTTCGACTGGTATCGCAAGATACCACCGGAACACGGCGTCTGGACATTGCCAGTACTCTTGCTTTGCCGTCTGTGCTTCAAATTAAGCACAGTACGTCAGGCAAGGGCGCTGCCCTTGTCGACCGACATCTTATTCAACTGAATAAGACGTTGGCCGCCACTCTCGGTTCTGTTGCATTGAACGCCAACTTAACGCTGGCTGTTCCTCGCGACGTAGCCGTAACACCCGAGGCTATCCATGATATTATTAGTAATATCCTGGATTTGCTTACGGATGGGACCTACACCGGGACGTCTACAACGACGACCCTTGATGCTATCCTGAGGGGTGAATCGTAAGATTTGCACCTTAGGTAGGAGCTATCGAAGCTCCTCCTCGTAGCTGATCTACTGCGAGAAGCACGAATTGGCCTTGGAGTCCTACCATCACTGGAAGACTGAAAAGCCAAGAGGAGATATTTTATCTCCGCCTGCATGCGCAGTTGATTCGAAGTGATCCTCTCGAACTGTCTTCATCAGTTAGACGCTCTCTCATGAGAGATCTCGAGACTCTTGAGTCTCGTGTATCTCATGAGGGCCTCGCCTTCTTGACCAAGACTCTTCCTAAATTAGGGAAAGCTCTTGATCAATGTTTGGTGAGTGGCAGCTTCAACCTACCTTCTGAGTTTAAACACTCAAAGGGTTCGGCAAGTATACCCGCTTTCATGCAGGCATACTTTAAGCTGGTCATCGATGATGACGGTATTCTCCTGGACGCAGCATCTATCGTGGCTATTCGCCACCTTAGACAGGTGCTCTATTTCGCGTACAAGCTGGAACTCCCCTTTTCAGTTAAGGAGAACGAGAGAGTTATCTCTAGTTTCGCCTCTATTGATAAGGAGCTCCAGATGAGTGATTTGTCCTCTGCCGACGATATATTATCGTTGGCAAGACTTATCACTTGGAAGGTCTTTCATGATTTCGATCACGAAAGTATTCTACCGCGTCATGGTCCAGGATCGGTGGCGACTGGTGAGAAGTCAGAGGATAAGTGGGAATTCTCCCGCTTGTACAATGCCATCCACCAGGTTTACCCCTACTACAACTACTACGTTGTCGGAGGGGCTCGCGAATTGGCCGATCGTTTGGCCTGGTACAAATCTTTGGAACGCCGCGAGAGCGGTTGTGCCAAAGTTGTACTGGTTCCAAAAGATTCCCGCGGTCCGCGTCTCATTTCCTGTGAACCACTTGAATATCAGTGGATTCAACAGGGTTTGGGTCGTAAATTGGCTGAACACCTTGAATACCGTTCGCGGTATACTAGGTTTCGGGTCAATTTCAAGCTCCAGAGCATCAATCGTAACCTTGCTCAGATTAGCTCTGCTAATCAAAGCTTTGCTACCCTTGATCTCAAAGATGCTTCGGACAGGGTCTCACTCGAGCTCGTCAGGAGATGCTTTGCAGCTACTCCTAGACTTCTTCGGGCATTAGAGGCCTGCAGGTCTACCGAGACTAAACTCCCAGATGGGAGAGTAATTACGCTCAACAAGTTTGCGCCGATGGGGTCTGCTCTTTGCTTTCCTGTCGAAGCGTATCTCTTTTGGGTTGTGATCGTCTCGGCGGTCATTAGCGCTAAGAATTTGCCACTAGAAAGAGTGGGAAGGCGTGTCTACGTCTATGGAGATGACATTGTCATCCCCACAGAGTGGGCACAGCTTAGCATTCAGGCTCTAGAAAGCGTTGGCCTAAGGGTCAACGTGGACAAATCCTGTTTCACCGGATTCTTTCGCGAGAGTTGTGGACTCGACGCTTTCAAAGGCGAAGAGATCACTCCTATTCGTTTAAGGAAACGGTGGTCGAATCAAAGATTCGACGGTGCTGCCTTTGCTTCGTATACCTCAATTGCCAATCAAATGGCTCTTCGAGGTTATACAGAGTTTAGCAGGCTTTTGTGGGACGAACTCGAGAAAACCTATGGGAAAATCCCATTTGGTACTTCTCGAGCCTCGTATCCATGTAAGCTTGTCACTGAGCCACTCCAAGCGGCAACCTTAAATAGGAAGCTGTTTCGGTGGAGAGTGAGCAAGCGTTACCAGCGGATCGAGTTTCTTCTTCCTAGCCTCGTCCAGGGGCGACGGAAGTCTAAACTTGATGGTTGGCCCAGATTGTTGCGTGACAATGTCACGCCGCCATTTGGTGACCC